GTATTATGCAAGCCGCTCCTGCATATGCAAGAAGGGGTGATGACTATGAAGTATATAAACCTGGCACTAGAGCATACGAACTGAATCCACCATGGCGTGGACCAGATGGCAAGATTACTGTTGGTAGTATTAATGCTTACTACGCAAAACAACCATTTTAGGAATATAAGATATGACGACATCAAGAGATGGATATGAAGATAGAATCCGTAGGTTTGGTCAAGGCTTTACTGATGGGCAGGGTACAGAAGGAGATGCTTGGTCAGATCCTAATAAAGAATATCCAGACAATGATTATGATAATCAACCTACCACTAATAAAACATCAAGAGCAGGGCAGCAACACCAACTTTTTGTTGGTGCTGGTATAAACTTAACACCGTTAGGTTCTACTGCATATAATAGTTCTGATACTAATGAAACAGTCAGTGGCCATGTATTTGAAATGAATGATACACCAGGTGCTGAACGTATTCTTATAAAACATAACACAGCCCATGGTATTGATATTAGACCAGATGGTAGTATTGTTATTGTTGCTGGTGCTAGAAGGGTAGAAGTTGTTCACGGTGAACAAACTGTTGTAGTAGAAGGCGATGGTACACTTACATATAAAGGTAATCTAACACTGAATGTAGATGGCGACTTTGAGGTCAACTGTAATAACTACAAAGTAAATGCCAAAGGTGATAAGAAAGAAAATATTGAAGGCAATAGTAGAACAAGTGTCTTTGGTAATTTTGGTCATAAAGTATCCGGTAACTTTTCTCAGACTGTCGCTGGGTCATCAGTAAATACGTTCTTAGGTAACACTACGAACGCAGTTAAGGGAACATACAAGACTGCAGTAGAAGGTGATATTATACAAGCGGCTTCTGGTAATATGGAACAAACCGCTGAAGCTAAACTTATACAATCTGCACCAGATATTAATGTGGCAGCACAGTCACTCTCAATATTTGGTGATACTGGTACTATCGGTGGTCAGAATATTATTATGTACAACTATAATATGCATACAGAAAAAACAGTGTGGTCTGAAACGGTTAGTACAAACGTAGTATATGGTGACCTAGAAGGTAATGCAAAAACAGCAACAACTGCTGGTACATCATTACATCAATCCTATCCTGATGGAAGTGCTGCTCCATCTACATACACACCAAGTATTGGTGTTAATCCAAATTATACTGTAGACGATACAGCACGCGATATAAAAGCTACTGCTCTACCCACGGGTGCACTTCTGACTTCTTATCTCACTCAAGGTGATAATGGAATAAAGGAAGTTAAGATTGATGTTGATGACTTCCTTAGAAATGCTCTGAGACTGCGAAGACTTAGTACAGGTGATGTAAGATCCAAGATGAGAGATCCAGCCAACTCTGGTAATAGTGAATTTACTACAGAACAAGTTGGAAAGGGTACTCTTTCTCCTGAATTTGCAACTTCAGCGCCATTTATGGGGTTCGGTAGAGTAAGACCAGCCAAAGGAACAACTCAAACTAATAGTGAATACTTTGGTAATATTGATCCTAGTCGTAGGGCTAAGACATTTAAATCATATCAGAATAAACAAACATATACATTACTTAATAACTTCACAAAAGGAATTGATGAAGCAACTACTATTAGCAACTTAACACCTATATCGCAAGGTATTACTTTATCTAGGTTTATTGGTGGTGTTGATACTGGACCTTTTGTGTACTTAGACCTTGCTGAAAGACAAACCATTGCAAGAAATTATATTGCTCATATGGAACTCACCAAGAGATGTATGGGTATTACATCTAAGTGGGCAGAACATGAGCTAAGAGTTATCGAAGGTTATTATGCAAAAGAACTATATGGGCTAGGACATCCGTCTGGTCTTTCACCCGAAACAATAACACCTAATAGTTTACTTGATCTAAGAACCAAAGGTAGAGCTGTCGTATATGAATTATATGGACCAGATGGCTTTATTGATGCAGAAGGCACATTTGATCTGGCAAGTGAGCTAGCAGATGTTGGTTTATATGATAAACTTATATTAGACTATGATTCATATGATCCATCTGGCGATATTAATGTGCAACTTATCGTACAGATACCAGAAATACCAAAAAACTATACTATTAGATATGAACAAATTTGTCAAACGATGTTTAATAATTATCCACAATCATTGAATACGTTTGTTGAGCCAATCTTTGATACAGAGGCTGCTGAATATATACCAAAATTTATGCCAACAAGAAGAACAGTCTAATAGAATTGTTATAAATAAAAGAAAATGTTTTAGGAAATTAAATGTCTCGTGTTCTTTCCATTGAGGATAAAGATACCAACGCTCCAGCTTTAGTTACTGCTCGTACCATTAACTATGTGGATATAGATTTATCTTTTGCAAAGCGTCCGAGTGGCGATATCTATAAGAAGACGGATGCTGCTGCAGTAAAACAATCAGTAAAGAATATAATTGCAACTAATAGACTTGAGAAACCTTTTAATGATGACTTTGGTGCAGATATAACAGGTTTACTTTTTGAGTTAGCTGATGACGAAACAAGTCAACAGATTAGACAAAACATTGATAATGCAATATACATCTATGAGCCAAGGGCAGAAGTCTTAAACATAGATGTATCTGATAGAATAGATACAAACACAATAAATGTGACAGTTACCTTTAAGGTAGTAAGTACAGAAGAAGTCGTCACACTCACTTCAGTCGTTTCGAGGTTAAGATAACATGACTACCACAATTTCATCAACAGAACTTGATTTCAATAGTATTAAAACAAGTCTTAAAAACTTTCTTGCCGCAAAGGAAGAGTTTAATGACTATAACTTTGAAGGTGCTGGTCTTAACAACCTTCTTGATGTTCTAGCATATAACACACACTATAATGGATTGATTGCTAACTTTGCTTTAAATGAATCATATCTTTCTACAGCTCAGATGAGATCCTCTCTTGTCTCTATTGCTGAGGGTATTGGTTATATTCCAAAATCAAAAGTTGCATCATTTGCTAGTGTCCAGTTATCCGTAAATGTAGGAGCACTTGCTAACAGACCTGTTACACTATCTCTACCATCTGGTACACAGTTTACCTCCGTTGTAGATGATATCACATATACTTTCCAAACAACACAAACAGTAAGTGGTACAGATAATGGCTATGGCCTTTACCAAATGCTTACAATAGATGGTTCTAGTAATATTACTATTAAAGAAGGTACTGCAAGAGTTAAGACTTTCTTTGTAGGTGCTGACAGTCTTGATGATGTCTATGTAATACCAGATAAGTCTATTGATACTGAGACAGCTGTTATAAAAGTATTTGAATCACCATCTGATACTGTCTTTACTTCTTACATCAATATTAATAAAGCAACACAGATTGACGAGAACTCCCGTTTGTATATTATGAAAGAAGCACCAAATGGTTTCTATGAGCTTACATTCGGTGATGGTAACACACTCGGAAAGATACCAGTTGCTGGTAATAAAATTACAATAGAATATCTTAAAGTAAAAGGTGCTGAGGCTAATAACGCAACTTCTTTTACTGCAGTAAATAAAGTAACACCTATTGTTGGCGGAGACTCATTTGACGTTGATATTCTTACAAATATTAAATCTATAGGTGGTGATAAAGTTGAATCACTAGCATCTATTCGTAAGAATGCACCATTTCAATATGCTGCACAGAATAGAATGGTTACAGCAGTTGATTACTCTACACTTGTTCTTAAAAACTTTGGAACACTTATTAAAGACATTCAAGCATTCGGTGGGCAAGATGCACTTAAACCAGAATTTGGTGTAGTGTTCTTATCTATTGAATTTAATGATGATATATCTGCAGAGGCAATAACTGCAACTAAAAATAGTATTTTAGACTTGACTAAACAGCTATCGGTTGTTGGCTTTGGTGTAAAGTTTGAGGATCCAGTTAAGACATTTATTGAAACCGAAGTATTCTTCCAGTTCAACCCTAAGTTGACTGCACTCTCTATTAATAATGTCCAAGATACAATACAAAATAAAGTGTCTTCATACTTTGCTTCTAGTGTAGGTAAGTTTGGCCAATCATTCCGCAGGTCAAATATGTTATCTATAATTGATGAAGTAGATACAGCTGTTCTATCTTCACGTGCTAACATTAGATTACAGCAGAGAATAATTCCTAACTTAGACATTCTTGAAGATACTACACTTAGATTCCCAGCAACTATTGCTGAACCCGATGCTAAAGAACATATTATTAAATCTTCATCATTCCAATACCAAGGTGGTGTATGTATTATAAGAAATAAACTAGATACTACTAAATTGGAAATAATTGAACTTGATTCACAAACTATTGTAAATGATAATGTTGGTTCATACCAGGCATCAACTTCTACTGTTAGTATTGTAGGTCTTTTAGTTGAGGAAGTTATTGGTGGTAATGATTATATTAAAATTACTGCAACACCAGCTAATCAGTCTGCTATTAGCCCTATTAGAAATGACGTCTTAGAATATGATGCTGGTCCATCATTCTCTCAAGGTGTTATAGTTACATCAACATAAGAAGTAAACATGGCTCAAGATAAAACAAGAATTGATAATAACAGACGAAGTCTCTCTTTACTTGATACACGTTCAGTAAAGAGTGTACTGCCTGCTTATTTTCTCCAAGAGTATCCAAAAATTGTTTCTTTTCTTGAAGCATACTATGACTATGATCAAGACAGTGCATCACCGTCTCGCTTCTTAGATGATCTATTTAGAACAAGAGATATTACAGAAGCTGATATAAAGTTACTTTCTTATATCGAAGATGAGCTATTACTTGGCCAACAATACTTTGAAGGCTTTGAAAATAAAAGAGCTGCAGCTAAATATTCTAATACACTCTATAGGTCAAAAGGTTCTCTTTATAGTATTCAACAATTCTTCCGTACATTCTTTGGTGTCTCACCTGAGGTTGTATATACAAAAGAGAATGTATTTATTGTAGGTACTAGAGGTGATATAGAAGCATCAAAGATTGGCCCTGAGTCACTAAAGTATCTTACAGATGATAAGTTGTATCAAGAGTTTGCTGTT